ATTCATCATCAAGGACAACGTAGGATTTGGTGAATGGGATTGGGATATGTTAAAAATGGAATGGGATGAGGAACAACTAAAAGGATGGGGGTTAGATATTCCAATATTTGAAACGGAAGAGAAACCACTTGTGGAAGAAGACTTTTATGAAATGCCTGAAGAGGTAATAACAGATATTGTAGAAGGAGATTTATTTGAGATAGGACCACATAAACTATTGTGCGGCAGTTCATTAGAGACAGATAGTTGGAAGAAACTATTGGGTGATAAGTTAGCTGACATGGTTATGACTGACCCACTATATAACGTTGCATATGAAGGAGGTACTGAAAAAGCAATGACTATTATGAATGATAACATGGATAGTGATAGTTTTTATCAGTTCCTATATGATTTTGGTGTGTCTCTAAATTCATATACAAAACCTGGTGGTGCATGGTACATATGGTATTCAGAAAAGGAAGGTATTAATTTTAGAAAAGCTTTTATGGATGCTGACATATTAATTAAACAAACGTTAATATGGGTAAAACATAGAATGAATTTTGGAAGACAAGATTATCAAAATATGTATGAACCTTGTTTATACGGATGGAAACCTGGTGCTGCACACTATTTTACAAACGACAGAACAAAGACAACAGTAATAGAAGATAAGGTAGATTATTTTAAAATGAATAAAAAACAATTATTAGACATAGTAAAAGATATGGTTAATAATAAATCTGTAGCAACTGATATTATTCATTGTGATAAACCAATGAGAAATGATATTCACCCAACAATGAAACCTATTAAATTATTAGGACCATTGATTGAAAACTCATCAAAGTTAGGTGAGATTGTAGCGGATGGATTTTTAGGTTCAGGTTCAACAATGGTAGCATCACATCAATTAAAAAGAATATGTTATGGAACAGAATTGGACCCAAAATATTGTCAAGCAATATTGGATAGAATGATAAAGTTAGACCCAACACTAAAGATTAAGAGAAACGGGTTGGACTATATTGTAGCATAATATATTTATATATATAAACAAAGGATAAACAAAGTATATGGCAAGATTAGTAGCAGGTAAAAATGGAGGTAAAGTATTGCAATGGGAAAAGGGAGAAAGTGGTAACCCAAAGGGTAGACCAAAGAAGCTAGTACCTAGTCTAAAGATAGAAGGTTATAAACTAGCAGAAATAAATGACACAATACAATCTATTATCAGCATGACAGTAGATGAACTTAAAATGGTATGGGACAACCCAAAGTCAACCATACTTGAAAAGACAGTAGCAGGTGCATTACGTAAGTCATTAGAAAAAGGAAATTTAGAATCAGTGGAAACACTTATCAATAGAGTATATGGAAAACCAAAAGAAAAATTAGATGTGACAAGTGATGGAAAACCCATTTCAATAAACATTAACTTAACAGACTAATTTTATAGAGGACCTGAAGGATCCGCATAGCGGATCCGCAAACTAATTAATATGAAATACACAACAAATAAAGAACAAACTTGGATGCGAGACGCAACAAGCACTGAAGGTTTATTAGACCTGATAAAAGAATTAGGGGACAACTCAGATAAAACAATGATAGAAATAGGTTCATTCGTGGGTGAGAGTACAGTACTATTTGCACAATCATTTAAGAAGGTTATTGCGATAGACCCATTTCTTGCAGACTATGACCCTGCTGACTCAACATCAAATAATTTTGATTTTGATAATGTATATCAAACATACTTAGACAGGACATCACCATATTCAAATATACAGACCCTAAAAATGACCTCTGATGAAGCTGCTGAAATTTTAAATGAAGATATGTTTGACTTTATATATATTGACGGATTACATACATATGAAGGAGTTAAGTCAGATATTACCAACTACCTACCACTTATTAATAAGGGTGGTGTAATTGGTGGACACGATTACGTACAAGGTTGGTTAGGTGTAATAAATGCGGTGGATGAAATAATAGGGAAACCTGATAAAACATTTAAAGACGGAAGTTGGATAAAATATATATAGAATGGATAAGATAGAATTTGTAATACCCACACATAAAAGGGTAGATTTACTAACAACAATAATCAGTTCAATTGTCGCACAGACAAATCCCAATTGGACCATACATGTCGTAGCAGATTTCCCCCCTGAAGAAATTAAGGAGAGGTACTTAGATATTATAGCTTTCTTTGACGCACACAAGGACAAGATTAAGTTTTCAACAACTGATGTAAGGTATAACGATTGGGGACACACACCCCGTAATATTGGCTTAAAAGCAGCAACAGAAGAATGGGTGGTAATGACAGGGGAAGATAACTATTACGCACCAACATTCGTGGAGAACTTCTTATCATCAGTTAAAGGTAGGGATGACGTTCATTTTGTATTCTGTAACATGGTACACAATTGGGTGAATGATGACTATATACCTATTCAATGTGCTATAGAATTTGGTAAAATTGATATTGGGAACTTTATGGTAAGAACACATAACGCAAGAAAAATAGAATTAAAAGAGAATATAGAACAAGCAGACTATTACTTCATTGAAGAATACCTTGCAAGATTTCCCGAAGGGAAGATAATACACGTAGATAAAATTTTATATGTCCACAACTAAAGTAGCATTAGTATGTGTAGCTAAATGGGAAGACCATTACTTAGAAGAATGGTTGGAATATAATCATAAGCTAGGGTTTGATAAAATCATAATGTACCAAAACGATTGGAGAACAGATATTGAAAAACCATACCTGCAAAAAGAAGTATGTGATGGTAGGTCAATACAAGTACCACTATATAACTACGTATTACATCACAATACAGAATACGATTGGATTGCGTTCTTTGACTGCGATGAATTTCTTGTGTTAAAGAAACACGATAACATTAAAGACTTTATCAACGACTATAAGGATAAGACAAATGTAATAGGACTAAATTGGTTTATGTATGGTAATATGGATTTAAAGAATAGGTATTGTAACTCATTACTTAAAATGTTCCCTAAAAGAAATGCTAATACGGACCAACATATTAAGGTTATTGTTAATGCAAGGTCAGGTGAAAGGATGCAACTACCACACAATACATTTGGTGCAGCAATGGACACAAACGGAAAGATATTTAGAGGACCATTTAATCCTAATGGACCATCAGATATTGCAGTACTAAATCACTACCATAATAAGACAAGAGAAGATTGGGTATTGAGATGTGATAGAGGAAGAATAGATAGTTATATTCAACAAGATAGGGATAGATGGGATAATGAAATAGGACTAAACGAAGATGTGGAAGATTTATCCGCGTATAACTTTTTATATGGAAATTAATATAGACCTAACAAAAAAACAAACACAAGCATGGAAGTACTTGATGGATGACACAAGTAACATAGTATTATACGGAGGAAGTGCTGGTGCTGGTAAAAGTTGGTTAGGTTGTTTATGGATTATAACATTGTGTATTAATTATCCGGGAGTTAGATGCTTAATAGGTAGAACAGTATTGCAGCAATTAAAATTAACAACACTCAATACTCTATTTGAAGTATTGCAACAAATGGGAATTAAGTCAGGGGAACATTACACATTCAACGGACAATCCAATGTGGTGACATTCAGTAACAAATCAGAAATAATATTAAAGGACTTAGCTTATCAACCATCAGACCCGAACTACGATAGTCTAGGTGGATTGGAATTAACAGCAGTCTTCGTAGATGAAGCAGCACAAATACCACAACTAGCATATAACATTCTTAAATCACGTATTCGTTTTAAATTAAAAGAATTTAATTTACAGCCTAAGTTCTTAATGACGTGTAATCCGGGACAAGTATGGTTAAAGAAAGTCTTTTATCTTCCGTATGTACACGACACATTGCAACCATCAATGAAGTTTGTTCCTGCACTACCAACAGACAATCCACACCTACCCGCATCGTATATTGAAATGCTAAAGTCATTACCTAACGTACAAAGAAGAAGACTATTAGAAGGTGATTGGAACTACATGGAAGATGACGATAGTCTATTCAACTTTGACCACATATCCAATTCAATATTTAAAAACACACCAAATCCAAATGACAAGAGGTACATATCAGTGGACGTAAGTAGGTTTGGTGATGATAGGTCCGTAGCGGTGGTTTGGAACGGCCTGGTGGTCGTTGAAGTACTTGTCTATAGGAAACTATCGACAGTAGAATTAGCTAACGAAATTAAGGACCTAATTGCGAAATGGAAGGTACACCCACAACAGGTTGTTTTAGATAGCGATGGTGTTGGAGGAGGTGTTGCGGACCAAATACGTGGGGTAAACTTTATTAACAATAGTAAAGCACTACACGACCAGAACTTTATTAACTTAAAATCACAATGTTATGTAAAGTTAAGTGAACTATTTAAAGAAGGGAAAATAAGTCTTAATATATTGGATAGCAGTTTGGTAGATGAATTAACACAAGAACTATTAGCTGTCAAATTAAAAGACATAGATAAAGATAATAAGGTAGCAGTACAATCTAAGGATGATATGAAAAGGATATTAGGTAAGTCACCGGATTTATCTGATGCAATAATGATGGGAATGTACTTCCATATAAAGAACCAAAAATCAACAGGACGATATGCAATAGGTGTAGTCGGTGGAAATAGCTATACATCAATAAATAATATAAGATAATATGAGAAAAGTAACATTTGAATTAGACGGAGTAGAATATAAATTACCATACTACCTAACGATAGGTGATTATGTAAAGATATTCAAGGTAAAGGATTTATTTGAGGATGAGTATTTCTCGGTAAAGTTAATTAACATAATCACTGGTGCACCAATGGAACTATTAATGAAAGCAAACAGGGATGTGATTAACACTTTATCTATGGAGTTGTTAAAGATAATCCCAACAGAAGAACCTGCATTTGCGGACAAGTTTACATTTGAAGGTGTGGAGTATGGGTTTATTCCATCGTGGAAGGATATGTCATTTGCTGAATTTGCTGACCTTGACACTCTTATGACTAAGAAACCTGAGGAGTTTTTAAACTATCTACATATCATTACAGCAATACTATACAGACCTATAACAAAACATAAGGGAAAACATAAATTTGAAATAGAGGAGTACAATGTACACACCATGGAGGAACGTGCAGAACTATTCAAAAACAAGTTAAACGTGGAGTACGCATTAGGTTCTCAGTTTTTTTTTATTCATTTCGCAAGGATTTATTCGCAAAGTACCCCAATATCTTTGAAGATGTGGATGAAAATCAGTTGGCTGCAGATAAAGTTCGTATGGAGATGGAGAAAGAGAATATGGACAAATCTATGGAAGAAAAATTCGGATGGTACATGGTTCTTAACAGAATTGCAAATGATGATATTACAAGACACGATAGCATCGCTAAGAAAGGAATTGTCGAAGCCTTAAATATGTTG